TCGTCCCGGCGACGAGACGCACACGGCCAATCATCTTCGGCGGCAACGTGCCGGTGTTGTCGGCCATGCCGAACAGCACGTACGCCTCTTCCGTGTCGTGCTCGAACAGGAAGGCGTTGAAACCGGCGGCGATGTTCGGGTCTTGCAGGAACGACAAGTCGAGCGTGTACGACGTTTCGGCCGGTTGCGGGATCGAGCGCGCCGGGGAGCAGAACGTGGCGGGCACATCGGTCGTCGTCGTGTCTTGCGACGCGGTCAGTGCGCCGCTTGTCTGCTGACACGTCCACGATGCGCTGTCGGTCTCGTACGCAGCGAGCGTCGCCGTGTCGACTTCGGCACCGGCCGGGGCCAGCCACGTGTCGAGATAGCCGACCTCGGCTTTGTCGACGATCTCGAATGCGATCGTGCCGAGCTGGATCTGGAACACAACGGCGTCAGACATGAGATGCCTCCAAGATTGGCGCGCACAGGGTCACTGCCCGCATGGTTGATTCGACCTGCACAACAGCGCCGCGCAGATGTGGCCCGCCCACGTCGAGCGACGTCGGGCGTGCATCGACCGGCGTCGAGCCGATCGCAAGCGCGGCGTCCCACACGAGGGCGATCATGTTGTCCAGCGTGAGCGTCTGCGCTGACGGGCGACCGTCGGCGACGCAGAACACCGGGAGAGTGGCGATGATGAGAGTCACGCCGGGATTGCCGACGTTCTCTCGATCGACTGACGTGCCGCCGATGAACAGACACGGGGCGTCGACCCGATCGGGGGTGACGATGTGCACCCGGTTCGCGCCGAGCGCGTGAGCTGTGGCGAGGTTGGCGATGCTGGCGTGCAGCTCGCTGCGCACATCATCGAGCGCGCTCATGCCATGCCCCAACGTTGCTTCCACGGCTGAATAAGCGGGGCGACCGATTGGATCGCGCCGACAGCGCCGATGTCGACTGGCACGTCCTCGGGCACCGTCGCGTTGAGCAGGTTGAACGGGGCGTCCTTGCGGCGGTACAGCTCGATGCTCAGCTGTTCGAGCGCTTGCTGTACCGGGTGCGGCGGCGGGTTCGGCAGCGGCGTGAGCCGATCCAGATATTGGTCGATGAGCGACGCTGCGGCCGTGACACACGCCAGCACTTGCTCGGCGTCGATGTCGGCCGTGGTGATGCGCAGTGAGAGCAGCACGTGCTCATACGTGAGCTGTACGTCCACCCACGTCTGATCATCGAGCGGCGGCGCGATCGGTTCGAGCGAGTAGGCCGACCCGACCCATTGCGCGGCAGGCGGTGTAGCCAGCACAGCGCCGGGAGCGCGAGGGATCGGGTCGGCCACAGCTCACTCGCCCAGTGCGTCGAGCAGCGTGCTGCGCGACTTGCCCCGTCGCTCAGCTGCCGCCACACGCTCGATGTCGTCGGGATGCTCGTCGACATAGGCGAGCACGTCGTCGACGGTGTGCGCAGACGGGTCGAACGTGTCGGGCTCATCGTCGGCCTCGGGCGGTTCGTTTACCCCGGCCGCGACGGGATCGCCGTCACGAACGACCTGCTGGTTCGGCTGGGACCAGTACGTGCTCACGGCGTCTTGGTGATCTTGATCACGCCAGCGGACTCCAACACGATCGGCGCGAAGTAACCGGCGTACGCCACCTGGACGCCGAGCACGCTGGGCTCCGTCACGGAAAGCGCACCGACGCGCTGCTCATACACCTCGGCCGCGGCCGTGTTGAGCACGAGCATCGTGCCGGGATCGAGCGCCGCCGACATGACGACGGTGATGCCCGAGATCGCACCCATTGCGCCTTGTCCGAACGACCCGGCCGAGAACCCGCCGCCCTGCGTGTTCGACGGGTTGTACGGAGCGAACAGCGGGCCGACGAGGCCGAGCATGTCGGGCGACACGGCCAAGATGAGTGAGCCGGTGCCCTGCATGGCGTTGTACGCCGACGCAGCAGCAGTCCAGATCGCCGCAGCGACAGCGTCACCGGTCGTCGGGCCGGTCGGCAGAACGGGACCGGCCACGCTGTTCGTGGTGAGCAGGTCGGCCGTCGCCTCTTCCGTCTCGATGGCGTACTGCGCAGCGAGATCCTGCACGACGATGTCCATGATGTTCGGCGACGACCAGTCGATGTTCTGGCGGCTGACGTTCACGTAGCCGCCATAGGTCGACATGAGCACCTGCACATCGGTGATCAACATCTTGCGGCTGAGCAGCTCAGTCTTTTCCCCGGCCTGCGGCCCCACGAGCGTGTGCTGGGTGATGCGAGGCCGGGTGAACCGGCCACCGGGGACGGCCTTCGGGCCGAGCGCCGACACGAGCGGGCGGGCGCTGTCGATGTAGACGAGCACGGGGCCGACGACGGGCTCGGGGATGATGCCGAGGTTGTCGCCGGTCGTCTGGTGCGCAGCGGCACGCGTGTACAGGTTGAGACGCTCACGGGCGTCCTCGTGCCCGACACCAGCCCGCCAGTAGTCGACGAGGTACGCGCCAGCTGAGCGGTATTCGACCTGCTCACGCACGCTGGCGGGGTTGCGGGCCACGCTGACGTCGCGCTGGATTTCGGCCATGCGGTTGCGGGATTCGACGGCGATCCGTCCCATCTCGCGCAGCGGGCCGACGAGCGTGTTGAGCTGCGCCATGCGGTCCCCCGCCTTGGTCAGCATCTCCATCTCGGAGCTGTTGAGATCGCGACCCTCGGCCCCGCCGACGATCTGATCAATGAATGACTGACGCTCTTCCAGCTCGCTCTGGTATTGGGCGATCAGGACATCTGTACCGGTGCCGGACATGCGGCGACTCCCTTCGTGACGGTGGATCACGTAGGCCCAGTCACCCGCTACAGACGGCGCACCCTGTGCTCATCGACGTCTGGTAGTGCAGCTGCTCTACTTCGGTCGGGGACGATAGCCCTGTTCGGCCAACCGCGCCAGCACCGTGTCGAGGCGAGGTGTTGCAGATGCAACGACCACGTCGCCGTTGCTGTCTCGCACGTCGAGCACGTTGGCGTCCTCGTATGCGGGATCAGGCACCAGCGCGATGTGGCCGAGCCACGCACGAGCGACGGTGCGACGTGTGCGGTTCTCCGACCACACTTCGCCGCCCGGCATCGGTGCGAACCCGACTGACGCGTCGAGCGCGCCGTCCGACGCCAGCTCCAACGTCTCTTCGCCTAGCTCGGTCTTGGAGATGCGCAGCTCAGCGACGAGGCCGACATCTCTCGACGGGTGCAGCGCCACCGCACGGCCAACCGTCTTGGACAGATCGTGGTCACGGTTGACACGCACACGATTGGCACGACGCTCGACGCCGTCGAACGCGCCACGAGCGAACGACTCGGTGACCCACTCGCCGCGACACAGCACGGCCGTGTCCCGCTCGTACGGCGCAGCGACGATCTCGACGACGCGGTCGGGGAAACGCACGTCGACCGTGACAGCGGCGCGGTACTCCAACGGCGCACGTTCCATAACGACCATCTCGACAGCCGCCAGGCCTTGCTCGTCGCTGATCATGGTTCTCCAATCCCGGCCGCGGTGATCGGCCCAGACAGCGCCGCGCCAGCTGTCGGGCCGACGTCAGTGGTGAACCGTTCGGCCTGTCTGATCTCATCGACAGTGATGGCGTGCTGGCCGTCCTCGACGATGCCGTGCAGCACTGCGTACGACTGTGCGCGACCGGCGAAGTCGGGGCGGGTGAATTCGTCGGCGTTGAATTCGAGCCGCTGACCGCCAGCGAGCGCGAACCGAGAGATGCCCGCAGCGATCGAACGTGTCAGCGGCCGCAGCGAGCTGCGCCAGAAATAGTCGAACAGCGACGTGGCGTTGGCGTACGTCAGCCCTTCGGCTTGTGGCAAACCGACGAGGTACGGCGGGACTCCCAGCGCAGCACAGATGCGCTGCTCGTCGAACACACGCAGATCGAGCAGCGCCATGTCGGTCGGTGACAGCGTGAGCGTGTCGAGCGTGAGTCCGCCGCCGAGCATGACCGGCGCTGCACCACGTCGAGCAGCGGCCTCGACCCATGATTGCCGGTTGGTGTCGGCCTGTTCACGGGTCAGATTGCCGGGCGCTGTCAGCACCGCCCACGGGACGCCGCCCCCGGTGGCGAGCTGCGCCTGGTAACGCTCCATCGCATCTGCGCTCACGAGGTTGCGGCCGACCCATGACAGCGGGGAGATGCCGCGCACAGCTCCCGGCCAGCTCTGGTACTTGTGATGCCAGACGTCGTGTCGGTCCAGCTCCCGGCCGCCGATCTCGTAACGCACCGCGCCGTTGGCCCACTCAACGTTGACCGTGTCGGGATTCAGCACCGCCATACGGGCGACGGTGCCATCGGTGTACCGGGCGAGCGCGTACACGATCGACTCGCCGCGCATGTACAGGCTGTTGATCAGCTGGCGCAGAAACTCGGCCCAGTCGTCGTACAGCTCGGGCTCGGGGTTGCCCATCCACGGCACGTCGGCCATGTGTTCGACGCCGCGCATGCGGTAGATCGGGAAGCTGCCGCTCGTGCGTGCGATCAGGTCGGTGCACGTGTACACCGTCGAGACGTACGAGCCCCATAGCCCGCTGTCGAGCTGGTCCCAGCGAGGCACGTCCCACGTGTCCGGCCAGCCAGCCCACGGCATCGGCACGACACCGGGCGCATACGTTGCGCTGCCGATGTTGGGGGCGACGTTCTCGGCGATCGAACGCGCCGACTGGCCGACGATCGTCAGGCCGGACGGCGTCGATGACTCCACGGGGGAGACAGGCTAGTTGCAAGTGCAACCGGGCGGGTGCTATCGGCCGCAGCGGAACAGCAGCACGGCGTCATGTCGAGACGCCATGTGCGGGCCGCAGTACCGGAACACAGCGTTCGGTCGGCCTCTCGGCCGCCACTTCCCGGCCGTCTTGCTGTTCGGCCCCGCTTGCGTGCTCTGGATCTCGGGACGTTGGATGAGCTGCCAGCTGGGCGATCTGTCTCGTGCTCGGATGTACGCCGGGTGTGCGGGGTAGCTGTGCACTTGGCAGCCGACGGTGCGATACGCAGACGCCAGCGTGTCAGTGAGCACGTGCGCCAACCCGAGCCCCTGCCAGTCGGGAAGAGTGACGGTGCGTGAGAGTCCCCACACCGGCCCGGCCTTCGGAGCGAGATGCGGGCGGTGCAGTATCCCGGTGAACGCTGCGGGCTGCCACTCGTGCTCGTCGTCGGTGCGTGCCCACAGCACGTAGCACTTCGCGGCGTGGTTGAGGCCGCTCGTCAGATAGTGGAACGGTGCGAATAACTCCCACGCCTCATACCGCGCCGGGGTGATCTCGATCTGCACGTCGGGTCGGGGTTGAACCGACCTCCAACGGAACGGCGACGACACGGCCGCAGCTGTGTCGTCGAGATGAGACGGGCGCGGTTCGAGCACCCAGTCCGGTTGCAACCAGTCCTCGACGTCGTAGTGGCACGTCGCTGCGACGAGCTGCAACCCGTTGCGTCGCACGTACTTCGCCGCAGCTGCCGACCCGATGCGGGCCACTTGACGATCGACGACGCTCGTCCACTCGTCGAGCACGAGCGGGACGCCAGGCTGCGCAGAGGCGAGACGACGTGCCAGCTCGACACGGAAACGCTCGCCGTTGCTGAGCACCCGGTAGGGCCGCAACCACGCAGGGATGGTGTTGAACCCGACAGCGCTGCACACGTTGGCGATCTGCTCGACGCTCGTGTCGGCCGGGAAGTCATCCACCACGCCGCTGTCGCCCCACGTCAGCTCGTCAGCAGCGCCGAACGTGTGCGCAAGGAGCGTCGACTTGCCGCACCCTGACGGGCCGACGATCAGCCCGATTGACCAGTCGCGCTCTTCGATCGGCACGTCGGCGTGCCAGCGCAGCGTCTGGTTATCGGCGGGCGGCACATCGAACGACCCTTCCAGCTGGCGCGCTCGTGTCGAGCGTGAGACAGCACCGGACACTTCCAGATCGACACGCATCGTCAGTTCACCACGGCGCGCACTGTGAGCCCGAGCGCGTCGAGCTGTTCGAGCACTTCGGCTTGGTGCTGCTCGTCGCTGCAATCGACCACGACCCGATACGTGAGATCGTCGAGCTGCGGGCGTGCGTCGCCCTCGTCGTCTGTCATCTCGCCGAGCCGCTTGCTCAACATGGCGAGCGCGTCGTCGATCGAATAGCCGACGCCGACGAAACCGCCCTCGACCGTTTCGAGATCGGCGAGCACGTCGGCCAAGATCGACTCATCCCAGCCGCCGACCTCGACGGCACGGTTCGACGCGACGATGTACGCCTGCGCCTCGACGTCGTCACGCGACGCCCACCCGGTGATGATCGGCACGAGCCAGCGCCCGTCGGCGTCGAGCGAGATGCCGGGCGGCGGCGTCGCTGCGTCTCGTGCTCTCGCCATGCGCAGCTCGTCGAGACGGCCGTGCCCGGCGACGAGACGTCCCGTGCGCTCGTCTCGGATGATCGGCTCGACGAACCCGAACCGGTCGAACGACGCTCGCAGCGTGTCGTGGTCGTGTGTCTTGGGGTTGCGATCAGCTGGGCGCACGTCGTCAAGCGCGACGTATTCGACAGCTCTCGTGCTGGGGGTGCTCATGTCGTGCAGCTTGCCAGCAGCGGCGCTGTGACGGAGGCAACAGCGTGCGGAGTGTGTTGCCTCCGTCACACCACCCTTGACACGCCGATCGGCCATGAGACGTTGCCGACATGACAACTACCCCAGCTACACCCACCAAGCGCAGCCGCAAGGCGAAGGACAGCGATCTCGTCTACGTCGAGGGCGTCGGCACGACGCTCCCGGCCGAGACGCCCAAGCCCGCCCGCAAGCCGCGAGCGAGCAAGTCGAGCGCCCAGCTCGCCGTCGTGCCCGAGCCCGTCGTCGAGACGACGCCCGAGCCCGTCGCTCCCAAGCGCACCGCACGTCAGCGCAAGGCTGACGCCCTCGCTGCCGAGATCGTCGCTGCTGTCGACGAGTCGAACGCCACCGCCAAGCCCGTCGCTGTCAAGCCCGAGCCCAAGCCGTCGTTCGCTGCGACCGTCGAGGCGACTGAGCTGCTCGTGCTCCACGAGGCGATGCTGCTCGCTGCTGCTGCGTTCGAGGTGCGCATCGTCGAGCTGATCGAGGCGGGCGTCAGCCCGTCAGCGATCGGGAACGTGACCGGCATCCCGACGTCGAGCGTGCGCCGACTGATCAAGCGCCGCCACCCCGACCTCGTCAAGTGACGAGCTGACAGCTCACGAGCTGCACGCCGCCCCCGCTCACACGAGCGGGGGCGGCGTCGCGTCTGCGCTCATGCCGCCGCTCGTGCGATCCCCAGCTACGAAGTGCACGAGCGACGACGCACGCAGCATCGCACCAGACGCCCGCAGGCTGCGACCTACCGGGCGATCCACGCCCGTGCTGCACAGAGACAGCTCAGAACACTGTGGGCACCAGCTCGACGTCAGCAGCGACGAGCCCCCAGCGAGCGAGCGTCGCAGCGATCAGCGGCGAGACATCGCCCGCCCCTCGACGTCGCCACACCCAGCCGTCGCCCACTGCACGTTTCGTCGCAGCAGCGACCGCGTCGGTCAGCCGGTAGTCGCCACGATGCGTGAGCGTGTGATGCACAACAGCGTCGTGGAAGTCGCCGCACGCCCGCACGAAATCGGGCAGTGACAGCAACCGCACCGGCACGTTCGCACGCTCGAACAGCGGGACGAGCGTGCTCGCAGGGTTCGAGCGATCGAGCACGACCGTCGCATGCCAGCGCTCAGCGATCTCGACAGCTCGACGCGCCAGCTGGTGCACGTCTGCGCTCGTCTCGACGACCTCCAGCGCTGTCCGTCCGTCGACATCGCCAGCGACGACCACAGCGCCCCTGTCGCGCTCTGGTGTCACGTCGAGCGACAGCACGAGACCGGTGCCCGGCACGCTGTCGACGTCTGTGCACGCCGCCCACGTCAGCGGGTCGATGCCCATCGTCAGCGACAGATCGGGCCAGATGTTGAGATGTTCACGAGCGAACGTCGACACGTCTTGCGACTCCGCGTTCCCGGCGAGCTGCACGCTCGACACGCCGTGCGGGAGATCGAGCGTCGGGTTGGCCTGCGCCCACGCTGTGCGGTCGTTGACGTCGATGCCGTTCGTGTCGTCGGCCGCCCATTCGAGCCAGCACATGCGCGACAGCGGCGAGTCGATCGACTGACGACCCAGGTCGGTGTAGTGCCGCCACAGGCCCGAGCGCGCCGTGCCTGCGTTTGACAGCAGCCAGAGCTGAGCGTGCGGGCGTGCAGACATCGCACCCTGG